CGAGCTAAGAAAAAGAAAAGTAAATACTTTGCGATCAAGACTGAATATGACGGGATAGTCTTTGATTCCAAGCTTGAAGCTTCTCGATACAAGATATTAAAAGAACGCCAGGATAAACATGAGATATCAGACTTGGAGGTTCAGATAGATTTCCCTTGCGCCATCACAGTAGATGGGAAAGAGAAACATATATGCAAGTATATAGCTGACTTCAAGTACAAAGATTACCACGGTGACTGGGTTATCGAAGATACCAAGGGCGTTATCACCCAGGTGTTCAGCCTCAAAAAGAAACTCGTTGAAGCGTTATACCCAGGTGTGAAGATCAATATCGTTAAAGACCCAAGGGTTTAGAAAGGATCTTTCGTTTCATCCAAGTGCTCAACATAGCTGCCTGGAAACTCTTTCTTAATCCCTTCAGCGTCTTGCATCATCTTCAATTCAAACTGACATTTCGATAACTCTCTGAGCTCTGCTCTACTGTAGTAATGGCCAGGCTCTCTGGCTGACGGTATTGCGTTATAGAACTTAGTGAAGCCAGCTTCATACGCGATCTTGGTATCGTCACTTTCTTCAGGCAGATGAGTGGCAGTAATGATTAGCTTAGGATTCCACAGATGGTTATCACAAGCAGACCTTTGAGTCTCTAAATCTAGCGCCTTATTGGTGCGCTTGCATATCCAGGTAGCTCCATTAGAACTTGTTAACGGCTTAGAGAATGCACAGTTTCTACAATTGACAGACTCAGGGAACCTTTTGCGCTGATATATATCAACATACGCCTTAGACTGCCCCTTAAGCCGCCAGTCCTTCTCTGACATTCGCCCTTGGTGTAGGGGCTCTTCGCTCTCAATGATCCTCTCAGCGCGTTCCTGTGCCTTCTGCCAGATGTCTGGGTTAAAGTCTATCATTTGAGAGTAGATATGACTGTTGTTCTTATTGACTACAATCACCATGCATTTGGTCAGACCAAATACCCCCATGTACCCATGAATCTGCCATCGATAGGTCTCGCTCCAAAGCTCGTAGTCACCTAGCTTTTCCAGTTCTTTCCAACGCTTATCGTTTGCGCTCTTGATCTCAAGGAGAACTACTTCTTCCTCGTTTGGCGGGGGCAGTACACCCATCAACCAACCGTCACATGATCCTGCGAAATGTCCTCCCAGGGTAGATGCTCTGATCTGATTGCCGTTCTTGTCATGAGAAGCGATCGATACACCAGTCGCTTCCTTGCTGTCCCTGATGTTGTCAACCACTTGGTCCTCGATACGATTACCCAGGTCAAACAGTCGTAGCATGCGGCCATCAAAGTCACTGGGCAAACACCAATGGAAACTCATCCACTGTTTGTGTTCATCCTCATCTCCGATAACACTGAAGCCAAGATGCCCCCTATGCCCCTCGTTGTTAGAGGCAATCCACCCATCAATCTTCTCAATAATAGACGCTGACAACATTCCAATACCTTCCTTCTTTTCTAACTGTAATCCTTTGTATGTGATTGAAGACCCCATGCTCATTAATGAGCTCTTCCCCCTGTGATATTGTGTAAGGAACCGGAGTCCCGCCAACCGCGCATGCTTTCCATTTCTTCTTAGCCATCATCCCAGCAGGTCCGTTCATGCCTATCATGAATGGCATGTTCTGAGGCCAGTATTCATCAACCAATTTAAACTCCACATTGAGATACTCGTTACCACTCTTGGACTTCTTCCTTGCAGCCCTGGTGAACTCAACCTCTTTAATCTTCTCGACTTCTTTGAAGCTGCCACTCATCTCATCTGAAAGCACACTGCCTTGGGCAGCGGTCCTACTGGTTGCAACCTCTGGTTCTTTTCGTTCAGGAGGCGCGGCACCTTTTGGTTTATCTGCACCACACTCAACACACTTCTTATCGATCCAGTCGTTAACGAACAGACATGGGTTACCTGATGGTGTCATTGCATCACACACCCATATCTTGGGTTCATCTGTATCTGGTTTTGTTGAGGGTGCAGCTTTGTCAATACAGCCATGACGATCGATGTTCTCGCCATAGTCCAAGAGCAAGCAGTCTTTCTTGTCTCCCCATGTGCGCATGCCTCGACCACAGATCTGCACATACAGACCTAATGATTTGGTTGGCCTGAGTAGCGCAATGCAATCAGTCCTGGGCGCGTCCCAACCTTCAGTGAGCACCGCTACGTTACACAGCGCATTGATCACGCCGTCCTCAAACTTCTCCAGTATTTCAGCGCGCTCTTTGCCCGGTGTATCGGCGGTGATAACAGCAGCTTCAACCCCTGCATTCTGTAACAACATGCACATCTTGTTAGCGTGTGCGACCGTGACACAGAAGAACACAGTGCTTAAGCGACCTTTGCTGTATGCCTTATCAATCCAGTCAGCGATCACCGCTAGCATGGTTTGATCTTCCATGGCCAGCTTCTCAAGGTCTGACTCACGGTAGTCACCACCCTTGAACTTAACCCTAGCAGTAGACGCATCGATGATCGCATCATCACTCACCTTGAAGGCTGAGAGCCGACACAAGTAGCCGTCTTTAATCAGCTTGGGGATCCCTGTCTGGTATGCAACCCCGCCAAAGAACTCCTCTTCAAGACCATAGATAAAGCCCTGACCCATACGGTATGGCGTAGCGGTCACACCAAATAGTTTAGGCTGTAAATATTGTTTCGTTTTAAAGTTCGCAAAGATCTTTTGATACCGGCTGGCCTTCTCAAGCCCCACATGGTGAGCCTCATCTACAATGATGTAATCAAAGTGACCAGAACTATCCAGGCGTTTAGGCGTTGCCAGCGTATCCCTGCTTGCAATAACTATGTTGGACTCAGTATCAAACTCTTTTAACCCCGCTGCGAGTATGCCGCATGGTGCCTGGGGCCATACAGATAACAGCTTATCCTTAGCTTGGCCAATCAGTTCCTGCCTGTGAGCAAGGATTAGCACACGGCAACCGGGGTTCTTTTCAAACAGCTGCTTGATGATCGTTGCAAAGACAATCGTCTTACCACTACCCGTAGGCAGCACAATCAACGGGTGAGTGTGTTGTGTGTCCAGCCACTTGAGCGTTGCATCAATGGCTTCTTGTTGATAATACCTTAACTTCATTTAACCTATAATTCCTATGAAGATTTTCTAATGTTTTGGTCCAGTAATTTCTTGGCCAATCCTTAAGATCGTTCTTGCCCAATATCTTATTGATGGCCCGCTTCCTACGGTGCAGCGTTAGTGATCTATCTAATGACATATGACCTCCTCTTTTATTTCAGAAGAGAGCATGTCTTTCTTTGCGTATTCAATAAACGCTTCCAATGCATTTATGTCAGTAAACTCAATGTGATAAGCCAACGCAAAAGACAGGCACGCTTCCATGAAAATATCAGGGTCAACTCCATCCTCCATTGCGGTTGCAAATAATTCTCTTAGAGAATCTAAAGCCACCATGTGTGACTCGCTTTTAACTTGAATCTCTACCATATTTTTTCTCCAGTCTTTGGACTTCATGTTGTGCATAAAACAATATCTTCTTCGCATCCCGCAGCTGATCACTGTGAGATGCCTGTCCATATCTATAACATGACCTGAATATTTCACCAATCTGAGCGTTCATATCCTTATGCGATATCAAATGTTGTAACTCCTTGGCGTAGTCAGGTAGCTCATAGTACGAAGCAGTGCTTCCGTCCGACTTAACTTTCTGTTGCTCACTCATCTCTATCAACCTTCTTTGCAATTGCTCCTACCACCTGGGCAGAAGCAGGTATGTGCTTTTGAATGTCAGCGAAAGGAATGTTTTCTATCCTGGCTACTTCAATTTTGCCATCGATCTTGTATTCAACTTCCATATCAAATTTAGCGGGTTTCATTTATTCCCCTTCCGTGATGTCTTTCACATCAACGTGAAAGAACTTATAGACATTATCGAATACCACGGCTGGCTGACTAAGAATCTCAGTCACCTTATCCATGGCATGCTCATCGTTGTTCGCTTCGATCTCAATGTACACGGTGACCCTGTAAAGATTAGGGTTCACTGGATTAACTAGCTCATCAAGTCGAATAAAATCTTCTGCGCTAATTTTTGCCTTGACCCTATCAATCGACATGCCCAACGCATCCATCTTGTACTTGTCAGAGAACTCTTCAAGCAACTCAACTAGAGTAGGAGAAGAACTCATTTGCCTTTAGTCTCTTTAAAGTTCTGCTTCGCCCTGGTCAACCACTGCTTCTCTTGTGGCGTTCCATACCAGATCAAAGCCTGCATCAGTCTCCTCAGTACAGTTTGAAAAGTGCAGGGTCTTCCTTCTCTTGATGGATCCTGCTTGATTCTAAGATTCAACTCCCTTATCTCTCTTACTGTCTTCTGTGAATCCTTGAATGCACTCCACTCCTGGCTATGCACCATCGAGCTTCTGCTCCAACTAGGTGGCTTCTTCTTCTTGTAATCTAACTGAGGCATGTCATGAAGTTTGTCGCATAACAACTCCAAATCATCGTAAGTAAAAGAACCAAAATACGCATAGAACTTTGCGTCTACAGCATGAGAATCATTTGTGTCTTCATCAACAAAATCTCTATTCTCGATCGCAGATCCGAGCTCTTGCAAACTGCCAACCCTTACTTCTTCTCTGCCCTTCGGCGTGGCATGCACAACAACTTTCTTTGCTGGCTCTTTCTTTTCAGGCAGAGACTCCTGCTTTTTTACTGGTTCAGCCTCCTTCGGTTCCAGTTCAAACGTGATGGAGTCTCGGTCTATGAAGGTAATCTTCTTAATGATAACCCTCTCCTCCTTAACACTAGCGCCTTCATGGTGCCTCCACTCAGCGGGATTGTTTAAAGCAGATAAGCCGACCGGCATAGCGTCATGAGACATGATG